CAACAAAGTTGTCGAGAATCTGGTAGCTGGACAGACCAACGTGGTAACCACGAATGGTGTAGAGGTCAATGGCCGCGTGGTCGGAACCGATATGGATAGACTGCGGCGTGCTCTGTGTAAAGCTGTCGTTACTACTGTAGTTAATCATACCAGAGATAACGCCATTAACATACATATAAATGAGCTGATTACGCTCGCTGTTAGAGGTGTCTCTCTTGGAGATAACGAGAGAAAGTCTGATATCTTCGTTGTCCTTGAACTGAACTGCGAGGCTATCAGTGGAGTTGATTTGCAAGGTTGCTTCCTGCGCGGTGATATTGATGCCCTTGTCGTTGATTGTACAAACAATCATACTCGTGTCATAGTCGTATACACGTCTTACACGGAAGTTAAACTCAAGAGTCTTACCGCCCTGCGAAGTAACGTCGGTTGCAAAGGGCTTATAAGGAATGTCAACAGAACCGCCGACAGGAACGCGGCAAACAACAACACCGTCGTCGTTTACAATCCATCCGTCGGTAGTCCATCTGAAGTTATTGAACTGCGCTGCATATGTTTCCTCGCTCGCGTTGGTATAAGACCAAATAGCAGGATTTGCCTCGTCGTTAGACCTGTTACTACTGTCAAGATGGATATCAAGACCAGCAGACTCCGCCTGCACGACTTCGGCATAGTTCGCATAAAGTTCAATCGTTGCCTTTACTTCGTCGCCCGCAACCTTGTCATTCGGGTCATAAACGATTTCGAGCGTATGGTCACCCGAAGTCATAGGTCTGTAAGACCAAGTATAGAGAACGCCAGAAGCGGCGGTAACCGAAGATACTACAACTCCATCCTCTGTTCTGGAAATCGGAACGGTGCTCGCACCGGGGATATAAACCATATAAGGAATGGAGAGGGTGTCGTATTGGTTAACTGTGCCACCTTGATGTGTAGTCAGGACGATAGGAGCATCGTTATCGGCTTCGATTGCAACAATACCGAAAGTCAGCACGTTACTCGTAATGGGTTCTGCATAACCTTCGAGAGTCATCTCCATATACACACGGAGAATATGACCGCCGTGGGCACTTGCAGGAATGTCTTGGCTCACCTCACGACCAGACGATGTAACAGTTGCCGTTGCAACGTCCTCTCCGTCAAGCTCAAAGTGAATGAGCTTGCTACCACTACCAGTAGGCGTGTACGAAAGAGTGAAAGTGCCTGTCTGGGTAGAGATTGCAGGAAAGTCAGAGGTGATATAGATTTGTACTGCGGTGATAGTATAGGTCAAGGAACGAGTGTTGCCGAGAGAGTCTACCGCCGTCAGCTTAATAGTGTTGGTACGACCGCCGTCAAGATAGGAACCAACATCAAGGGTATGTTCGCCCTGAGTATAGTTCTGAATAGTCATCTTGAGAATGCTGTTGGCGTATACATACAAAGTACCGTTACCCGTGTCGTCACCGAACTCGTCCGTAGAGGTGAAGCTGAAGTTCAGCACGCACTCGCAAGGAGGAGTTGCGGTAGAGTCATAAGGCACGGAGAAGTTTGTGCTGGGGAGCAGGTTTCTAAGTCTGATAGAGCCTACGCCGCCACCACCGCCGCCGCTGGGAAGGATAACACCATCACCAATCGGTTCGCCGTTCTTAGAGAGATAAAGCTTTGTATTATCGCCTTCGACTTCGGTCATAAGGTCGTCAATCTGCGCGGGAAGAGATACACCACTTCCAATTCTCTCGCCATCATCGGTCAAGAGATAAAGCTTCTCGCCTTCAACTGTAAGGTCGCTTACACCTGTGGGCAGTTCAATCGCCGCGCCAAGAGGAGTAGTACCCGACATAAGCTGAAGCTTATTGCCGTCAAGGACAAGACTATCTGCTTTTCTTGCGATAGCAGAATAAACAGCCGTAAGGTCAGTGGTGATAGAGATACCCTCGGTTATCTTTACTCCCTCAGAAGTAAGATAAAGCTTAGAGTCCTCGATTACAAAGCCATCTGCCTTTTCGTCAATGGCTTCATAGACTTCGGTGAGGTCGGTGACAATTTCCACGGAACTGCCATCAATCTCCTGTCCGCCAGAGGTAAGATAGAGTCTCGAGCCGTCAAGCACGAGCCCATCCGCTTTTGTTGCCAAGGTAGTTTGTACTTCCTCGGCTGCCGATACCGCCTCGTCACGAGCCGATTCAGCAGCGGCACGGTCTGCCGCGATTTTTGTAAGAGCATCAGAAACGGTAGAAAATTCGTCTGTGCTCTCGATTGCGTCGGAGTCGTAGTTAGACTCATCGACCAAAATAAAGAAGGTAGATGTTGTGAGCAGAACTTGGTCTCCGTCCGCCGAGTCAAAGACCGTGATGTCACAAGAAATTTTACCTTCAACGGCAAGTAAATTTGCAGTCAATCCAATTGTGACTGTGCCGTCTTCATTCGCAGTTCCTGCGATATAAGAGTGTGTACCGTCGGGCTTGGTTGCGTTCAACTGCGCGGCGCCCGTTACGGCGATATCCTTATTGGAGTCCACAATCCTCACAACAAGATATCTTGAGTTAGCATCGTACTGTTTTGCATATACATAAGGAGGCCTGTTTTGAGTAGACGCATCCGCGTATAATGTAATATGAGTTACGACTTTGTTTTCCAAACTTGGCATATTCGCCCTCCTTTTTATCCAGTTACAGCCACGATAAAGCTCGCTGCTTTATAGCGGAAGTTAAGACCATCCCCGTCCACTCCGCTGATATTGATTTCGCAAGACAGTCGTTCATTCTCTACGCGAAACTCGTCGGGAATGGGAATGATAATTTCGCCTGATGCGCCGATGCTACAGTTTACTGTCTTCTTGTTTTCGACGCCTTTTATGCAGCATTCAGCAGTGACCGTTGTAGATACGGGAAATGCTTTGTCGTCACAGAACAGAAACGCTACGATGAGCGAGTCATCCCTCTCGGACAAAGAAAATTTAACCGTGTTAGATACGGTTCTTTTGTCAATGTGTGCAAAAGCATCACACTTTACGTTGTTAATCAGTAAACTCAAATCCTTTTACTCCTTTATAAAAGGGCGGTTTGATTACCGCCCAGTTAATTATTTTTCCTCGTCAATGAAATCGAGCAGAGGGTACATTTGCTTCATAGAGAGCTTGAGCTCAGAGGAGAGCTCAGACAAGTTGAAGCGGATGCCCGGGTCTTCCACATCGGTTTTGTTGAGAGCTTCTACGGCTGCATTAAACTCCGCAACTTTATCGTTAGGGATAAGCATAGCACCGTCATCTTTCTTTTCGGCATACTTGTCGAAAAGTTTACGCATTTCAGAAGCGTAAAAATTGTGCTCGCCTTCAGTCTTGACAACAAACTTGGTCATCCAATAGGCGAGATGAGCCCCGATATCCTCCTTTTCAGAAAGACCATCGAGCACCATACGTGCATCTACAACTTTGATAAGTTCCATAAATCCTTTTACTCCTTGTTTTCCTTTTCAGTATTTCGCACATAGGCTGTGCCAAGACGAGTCGCATCGCCTTCAAAGAACCAACTGTCATAGGACGTCTTGGCTCCAAATATTTCACGCCACCAATACCTCGCTGCGGAACCAATACTGTAGGCGAGCATTTTTAACCCACCTACTGCCGCATTCTGGATGCCGTGACCAACTTCGTGGCGCTTGGTTGCATCTCCGCAATTTTTACAACAAATGAAGAACCAACCCATTTCAACACCGCCCCAATTTTTTCCGATTTCAAAATAGGGGCAAATGCCTTTGTAGTCTTTTGGCTTCTGCCTAAACAGCCGTAATACTCCATAAACAATGAGTCCTACCAAAGATAGCGCCCACCCTTTTTTCCATTGGAGTTTGCGAAGTTCGGTGGGGGACATTGCGAGATACGATGTGAAATCTGTCTTCTTCATAATTAACCCTCCTGAAGTTTAGCAACAATTGCTTCAAGCTCCGCGACGCGGGCTTTAAGCTTTTGAATCTGCCAAGTGTTAAGAGATATAAATTCATCATAGCGCAGACCATATGTGACTGTAACTTCCTTAGTCTTTGCATCTGTAGTTGCAAATCTAACAAAAACAGCGGCTTCATCAGTGGTCAATCCTGCATCAATAATCGCAGCTTCCACATCTTGTGCTATAAATCCAGTGTGGTAACGTCCAGAAGTCCCATCATTAAATTTGTATCTGACGGGATATAAGAGATTGAAGAAGGTGTCATACTTATCCGACAAATTCTCTATATTATTTTTAAGATTTCTGTCAGAAGGAGCTGTCAATGAACCTTTCCACGTTCCAGTCAACTGGGCATAACTGCTCGAATACGAGGTTTTATCCATATAGAAGCCAATCGACGCGTAACCACTGGAACCATACATATCTCCATAGGCAGCTACATACCACCAATTTGTATCATTTGGGTCTAATACGGCGTGTATTCCATAGGATGTAGTCATACCATCAGATGAGTAACCGCCGATATACAAATGACTTAAATTCGTCTCGCTAAACCACTGATTCCACGTTAAAGTAATTCCACCCCAGTTAATTTGGGTGTTATACTCGGTAATACCGGCCTTCATTCCAGAAGAATTTATAGAGCAATAAGATTTATCTGTCGAGGTGCCGAATGAAATAGAACCGCCAGTAATTGTTGCACTGCTTGAAGTAATCGAGCCAGAAAATGAACCAGTCGCCGCCGACAAGCTGCCAGAGAATGTGCCTGTAGCAGCGGAAAGTTTTCCGCTAAACACAGCCCCGTTTGCCTTATCAATACGCAACCCGGGCAGATTAACATAATAAGAGCTATCATTATAGTTAGCGTCTATATAATAACTGTTATCTCCACC